GGCGTATTCAAAGCGTCAGTAGCAGGCGCTGAGCAGGCTGTCATCTACGCAGCAGATTACGACTACTTGCGCTGCAAAACCGTGGATGACACCTACGCGGTAGACGACTTGCTGGTCGCAATTCACCCGCTGCCAGGCATGTTCCTGAACGTCCGTGCAGCTGCCGGCACCTACAAAAAAGGCGATGCCCTCTCAATCGCTAACGGCCAGGTGAAAAAGTGGGCCACTGGTGAGGCAGATCGTTGCTACTGCGACGAAGAACGCTCAATTACCGCCGTAGCTGGCGACCTCATTCGCGTAGTGATTAAGTAAGGAGTCACTTAATGCTTGTTTATTCTAAATCGCTGGGCGAAAAGACCGGCAACCTGGCCGTGAACCAGTACCAGTTTGGTATGCTTTCTCAGGAACGTGACGCTGCACTGAACCATCAGGGCATTAACGTTATGCAGGAAATGGCAGATCGCATCAATGCGGTTAACCAGCTGAATGGCATCAACGCGGTGCGTTCACCTGCTGACCTGTATAAGGCGTTTGACCAGACCGTATTGCGTCAATTCCAGCCGAACACTGAGTTCACTCTGTTCAACGATCTGATGCCACTGTCCCGCTCGGTGCGTATCAACCAGACTGTGTACGAGTACGCTAAGTCTGGCGGTCGCATGTGGGCGCACACATCCATGTCAGGGCAGATCGGCGCGGCGCTGGATGCGGTACAGTACCAGTACGACGGCACGATGGTTCCGGTTCATGATACCGGCTTCAAGTTCCACTGGCGTGAGCCTCGCCTGAATAACCCTGACGCGTTCGACATCATCTCTGATGCTCAGTTCGAGTCCACAAACGAAGTACGTCGCCAGTACGTTGACTACATCTACAACGGATACCGCGATGCTGAAGGGAATTACATCAAGTTCGATGATAAGACCTGGAAGGGGCTGAAGAACGACGAGCGCGTGGCTATGGTGGATTTGGGTGCATCAGGCCTGAATATCGACTTCACCGACGCATCGGCAACTGCTGAGCAGATCCGTAACGCCGCAATCAAACTGCGCGATACGCTCAAACTGACTAACAACCAGTACGCAGAGCAAACCTGGTATGTTTCCAGCGCCATCATCTCCAACCTTGAGCGCTACTTCAGCGACAACTACCAGTCTGACACCATCCTGCAGGAGCTTCTGAAACTGTCCGGCATTTCCGCGATTAAAGAAGATGCTCAGCTGACCGGCAACCAGATCCTGATTGTTCCGCTGACCGCTGGCGTGATTGCTCCGATTGTAGGCCAGGCGTTCGGCACCGTTGCCGATCCGCGCCCGTACTACAACAGCGATTACATCTGGCGTACCTGGGGCGCCGCAGGCCTGATGGTTAAGACCGACATCAACAGCAAGAAGTCCGTCATCTACGCGCACAGCTAAGGGGTAAGACATGGCACTGGTAGAAATCATTGCAGACAATCTGTATGCCGGTGCCAACCTCCGGAAGATGGAGGTTGGTGCGGTCGTTGACGTTGACGATGCTACTGCGGCGCGCTGGAAAGCGAGTGGCAAAGCTAAAGATACCGACAAGAAGAAAGGTGAAAAGCTCTTTGGCGATAAGGCACCTGTTGCCAACACGCAATCCACAGATCTGCTCGAGAAACTCGCGGCGGTGACGAAGGAGCGTGACGATTCAATGGAGCAGGTGGCTAAGCTCACCGATCAGGTTGCGGCGGATAAGGTTGCATTTGATGAGCAACTCGCGGCGGTGACGAAGCGCGCTGAAGAAGCAGAAGCGGCACTGGCAGCATCAGGCAAAAAGGATAAGTAACCATGGCAGTAGTGCAGATAACAGTCGAGCAGGTAAAGCAGCAGCTATCTGCACTCGGTTACTCAATTCCTGAGTTCATGATCGACGCTTACCTGTGCAAACTGGACAGCATTCAGGAGTGCATGGAGGCGTCTGGCTATGATGAGTGCGACGTAATCCTAATTCAGGTATACGCCGTCACCTTAATGGCGCTCACGGCCTACAGCCAGCGCATTAAATCACAGTCAGCGCCTTCAGGGGCGTCGCGTTCGTTTGAGTACAGCGGCGATGTAAGGAGCATGCGCGATGCACTGCTGGCACTTGATACTTCCGGTTGCACGGCAGCCCTCCCGATTGATGTAGGGAGCAGCGTCGGGTTCTTTGAAGTTGTCGGGGGCTGTTAATGTTGGAAGCAAAGCTAATTACCGAACTGCTTAACCAGTTATTTTCTACCGACCAATCTGCGGCGAATGCCTTGGTAAATCATCGAGTGGTATGCAACGAAGCATTTCTCGGTAGCGACATTCCATTCGTCTGCTCGCAATCTCGCGATGGCGTCATCACCATGGGTGTGGTCGGATTCCTGAACGCTATGGCTAAAACTGGAACTGGCCGCGTAGCAGCTATGTATGACGATGAAAATCAGCTCACAGGCTTCACAGTTGTAGGAGCTGAGCAATGACTTACAAATCAGTGACGGAAGGCGTACCAAAGCCGCTTGTTCGTGTGTGGGTTCAAACCGACACCGGGCGGGAGACTACCGGCTACGTCAAATCGGACGGTGAGTGGTTCATCAACTGCCCACGTATCCGGGCTACGGGCGCGAAGGTGCTGAGGTGGAAGGAGGGCTGATGTCATCGGTAGCGAACTGGTCATACACCGCCACGGCGACCATCTGGCGCAAGCTGGAAGGCAATGATGAATACGGTGACCCGCTGGGTTATGCCGAACCTGAGCAAATCCTCTGTGACTACGAGGGCGGCCTCAGCAAGAAGTTAGCCAACCTCGGTGCTGAAATCGTAGTGAAGAACACCGTCTGGACGGAGTTTGCGATGGCAGCCACCGGGGATTACCTGCTGATTGGATTGTCGACCGAACCAGACCCGGTTGTGGCCGGTGCTGACGAGGTACGGCAGGTTATCCGTTACGCCGACACGTTCGAGCGACTGGCGGATGATTACGCCATCCTGACGGGCATATGATAAAATATTCATGTGGTGAACGCGCAGGCTGATGCGCTAAACATAGCTGGGTAAAACTGTCAGTTTCGCGAAAGTGACACTAAAGGCTAAGCAAGACCGATAAAGCTAACCGCTGTGCCTGGAAGGCGGAAAAGTTCGGCAACTGACAGTTAAAACATTTAGCTAATTCCGGAGATCAGCGCCGGACACCACATCACTTTTGAAGGTCGCCTTATGGCGGCCTTTTTTATTGCCTGGAGAAAGTCATGGGCATCAAAGTGAAGGGCATCAGCCAGGCAAAGAAACACCTGAACGATGTCATCAACGACGTTAAGGGGCGCAAAGTTATTCGCGCGTTGCAGTCGGCGATGATTCTCATCGGTGCCCGGGCGGCCTATTACACCCCGATCGACACCTCAACGCTGATTAACAGCCAGTTTCGGGAGATCGACGCTGGCGGCGTGCTCATTACCGGGCGCATCGGTTACTCAGCCAACTATGCCGCGTACGTGCATGAAGCATCTGGAAAGCTCAAAGGTCAGCCCCGCGCGCACTTCGGCGTGACCAGTAACCGGTCTGAATTTGGTCCACAGAAACCGAAAGAGTTCGGCGGCGGTACCGGGACGGGCAACTACTGGGATCCGCATGGTGAACCGCAATTCCTGACCAAAGGCGCGAATGACGAACGCGATAACGTTGACGCGGTGATGCGCAAGGAGCTTTCGTTATGACACCCATGATGCACGAGAGGGTGCGCAACATGTTCGGCGACGCCGGGCTAACGACCGGTTTCACGGTGCAGCAGCTGATGTACGACGACCCGGGCGACCTGTCGAAGGCGATCATGGTATTCAGGCCAAACGGCGGGACGCCAATTCGAACCAACCTCGGATCTGAGTATCACGTGCTTGTTGATGTCGTCGGTGCAAAAGATAAGCGCAAAGCGGCGCTGGATGCAGCTAACCGCATCGTCGATTACGTCCAGGCCAACCCCATGGCTGACGAGTGTGTCGGCTACATCCAGAACATGGGCGCAATCCCCGCGCCGGCGCTCACAGAAGAAGGGCGAATAGTCTTCCGATTGCAATTTGCATGCACGTTTGGCGACTAGCCATTCCAACCAAATAACCCGCTCCGGCGGGTTTTCTTTTATACGTCAAAGAGGAGTTTCACATGGCTAATTGCCAGAACTCGAACGAGCGCCTGTTCGGCGGTGCGGTCGTGCTGGAAGTCGCCGATGGCTGCCCGGACGTCAAGCCACTTGAATCTGAGTGGATGGCGCTGGCCGCTGGTACGTCGAAAGGCTTCGACTTCAACCCGAACTCGGTTACCTCTGATGCGGATGACGGCGGCGGCTATGTCGAGACCATCATCACCAACAGTGACTTCACCCTGAGCTTTGAAGGCGAAGTGCGCAAGAAGGACAAGCTGGACCAGTACGGTGTCGGCAAGTTCATCAAGTATTTCGCTGACGAGCTTAAGGCCAAGCGCCAGCCTGGTATCTGGGTTCGCATGGACTACGGCCCGGTCGAATTCATCGGCTACATGAACATCACGGCTCTGAGCTCAGATGGTGGAACCAACGACATCGTAACGTTCTCAACAGAGTTTAAAGTCGGCGATGCGAGCACCATCGAAGTGAACGAAGTTACAGCGGTCGCGGTGACTGGGGTAACGGTAACCCCGGCAACCAGCACTGGCGCGGCGGGCGGTACCAGCACCTTCACTGTGAATATCGCTCCAACCGGCGCCACCAACAAAGAATTCACTGTCGCATCAACCGATCCAACCAAGGCCACTGCCACCGCCTCCGGCACCACCGTTACGGTGAACCGCGTTGCCTCCGGCAGTGCGCAGATCATCATCAATACCGAAGACGGAAACTTTGTGGCCGTGCATACGGTAACCGTTACCTAACGGACATTCCAAAGGGCGGCGTGCTGCCCTTGATAATGACCGTTTTACTGGAACGCTTATGACCGCTTTAACCGATATTGGCGAACTCTCGATCAGCGACAGCCGCGAAGGCGGGAAAGACTACCTGCTCAGACCTTCCTTCGCGGCTATGACACGGATTGGCACTCCGGAAGAGATTGTGCAGTCGTACTCCACCATCCATGGCAATGAAGTCGCCCAACTCATAGATTTCTGCGCTGGCACGCTTGGGCGCATTCCTGAATGGCTCTCACCATCATTCAACCGCGCCGCTGAAAAGCTGTTATCAACGTGCATGCTGATACTGCAGGCGTGTTGCGATGACGACCTGACGCCAATGATCGGAGAGTGGAAGGGCTGGAGGCACTGCGTCGTTTACCGCCCGGGCCAGATACCGAAGAACGACATCATCGTGCTGGCACAGCATCTCATGCAGCACGGCGTTGTAGGCAAAGCAAAGGTTCGCCAACTGCAACGCCACGAATCCGGTGAGCGCACTACGGAGTTTAAAGCATTCGACTACATCAGCGCAGCGCGCAGCCACTTCGGCATGAACCGCGCCGAAGCCTCGCAGTTAACGATGACCGAGTTCCAGATGTTGCTGGCGGCGAAATATCCGGACCAGAAAGGCTTCACTCGCGATGAGTACGACAGCATTGCTGACGATTATCTGAAGAAACAAGCCGCGCGTCGGGCGAAGGCAGGAAAATAACCGGAGATTGACATGGCAGGTGAGAAAAACGCCGGTAGCATCGTTTATGAAATCAGCGCCGACGTCGAGCCGCTGCTGCAGGGCGGGAAACAGGCCATTGATGCTCTGGATAAGCTGGATAACGCCGCTCAGCAGTCCGGTAAGGGAATGGATAACCTCGATCAGAGCGCGTCCCAAACCGGGTCCGCGTTTACTGAGCTGGCTGGTTATGCCAATTCGATGGACAATCAGCTGCGCAAGCTGAACACCAATGTCAGTGGCATTGCCCGTGCCATGGATGAGGCTCGCAGCGGAACCGGCGGAGCTAGCAGTGAATTCAGTCGTGCTGAATCCATCATCGAGGCGCTAGGTAATCAACTGGCCGTGCTGGACGAAGCACAGGAGAATGGCGCGCGTAGTGCCGCCGTGCTTGCCGCTCAGTTGCGCGCCGGTTCGAAGGCTACCGATGAAGAAAAGCAGAAGATCGGCGATCTGACCGGTCGGCTCTACGACATGAAGACTGGCGTAGAAAATGGGGCCAAGGGTACTGGAAAGTGGAAGACCAGCATGCAGCAGGCTGGTTACCAGGTTCAGGATTTCATTGTGCAGGTGCAGGGTGGGCAGTCGGCGTTGGTGGCCTTCTCCCAGCAAGGTTCCCAGTTGGCTGGGGCATTTGGCCCGGGTGGCGCAGTAATCGGGGCCGTTATTGCGCTGAGTACCGTTGTTGCCGGTACGTTAGTCGCCTCACTCGGAAATGGCAAAAATGCTATTGATGCATTGAAGGATGCGATTGAAACAACAGATAAAGTCATTTCAATTTCGCAGAATGGCGTTGGCGCGCTCTCCGAGAAGTACGCCGCACTAGCGAGGGTAAATATCCAGGTTGCAACGCTGATGCGCAACCAGGCTGAAATCGAACTTCAATCAGCCCTGGCGAAAGTATCGACAGAGGTTCAGAAGGCATCGAAAGATTTCATCGGATTTGGTGATTCGCTGGTGTCCTCACTTGGAGGCGGCTATGCCAGCGTTAAGCTTTTCAATGATTACCTTTCAACTCTAAGCATCACTACAAATGACTTCAGCGAGGCAATGAAGCAAGCGGCTGCATCTGGTCGTGCTGGGCAAACAACCATGCAGTCTATGATTGCAACCGTCGGTGCACTGGCTGGTAAGTTTGATTTAACAGATCAGCAGGCATATGAGTTTGCCAAACAGTTGTCAGATATTGCTAAAAATCCATCTGATGAGAAGTTGAATGCACTGATCGTAACATTGCAAAAAGTCGGTGATGGTCAGTCATCTGGAGCGAAAACAGCCAGAGAATACGCAGCACGGCTTCTTGAAATCGCCACAACAAGCGCAGATGCATCAGTGCGACTAAAAGCATTGATGGAGATGACCGATAGTCTGACATCAAGTCAGGATAAAGCCTTAAAGCAAGCACGTCAGGAACTCTTCATCACCAGGCAAACAGGTGATGAAAAGATGAAAGCTCAGGCATGGCGTGATGCTGAAAATCAGGGCATTAAGCAAGGAACTCAGGCATTCCGAGATTATTACAACGTCAGGCTGCAAACCTATCAACAGCAAGAGGCTAATACACAAGCCGCCAAAGCTGGGGCAAAAGCGACCAGAGAGGCGGCATCCGCCGCCAAGAGCCATGCAAGTGCAGAAGAGTCAATTACTAAAAAATTGGAGAATTTGCGTGCCGCTTCCGACTTAACTACTGAGTCTCTGGAAAAGCGACGGATCGAAGAGGCAGGACTGCGCGCGCAGCAGTCACTTGGCAGCTCTGCGACACAGAAGCAAATGGATGAAGCTAAAGCGCTGGGTGAGGCCAATGAAAAGGCAGCTATTTCTATCCAGAAAAGAAAAGAGGCCGATCAAGGTTACAAACAACTTCAAGGCACAGCGTCACCCGTAGCTGGAGTTGATAATAACTTTCAAGCTCAAATGCAGGCACTTAATCAATATGCTGCATTGTATCCGCAGAAAATTGCAGAAGTTGAAGCTACCCGAGCAGCGATTGAGAAACAATACCGCGATCAGAGAACGGCAGCCATGTGGGCGGAGTGGTCACAGCAAAATGTGGCAACGCAATTGTTTGCTGACACACTTCAAACCTCAATGAATACGGTCTCAAGCAGCATCACCGGCATCCTGAATGGAACACAAAGCCTTAATGATGCGCTTGGTAATATCGCAAACACCGTACTTAGCAGTGTCGTTCAGTCATTCGTGCAGATGGGTGTTGAGTGGGTTAAGTCTGCAATCATGGGACAAACTGCTCAGATAGCCGCAACCGCGGCCACCACATCAGCAGCAGTAGCCGGTACGGCCACCACAACAGCAGCAAGCGTTTCATCCGCCGCTGTTACTACTGCCGCCTGGACTCCTGCGGCAATCGTTGCATCCATCGGGTCATTTGGTGGCGCTGCAGCAATCGGTATAGGCGCTGTGATTGCTGCAATGGCTCTATCAAGCTCAATTTCTGGTAAGCGTAAGAACGGTGGGCCGGTATCTGCTGGCTCGATGTATCAGGTGGGTGAGGGCGGCATGCCTGAAATCTTCCGTGCTAATAACGGCAGTCAGTACATGATCCCCGGAGATAATGGAAAGGTCATCAGCAATAAGGATATGCAGGGTGGGAGCAGTAGCGGCATTCAGGTGAATATTCAGTTCCTTGACTACTCATCGGGTAGCCACAGCTATGACGCTCAGGCTTCGCAGAATGGAAACACACTTACTGTGCAGGCATTCATTCAGGACATGGACCAGGGCGGCCCGATGCGGCAGTCAATTACCCGAAATACTAACGCCACCCCTCGAGCAACGGAGTGAACATGCCGATTCCTTATCCAGACTGGCTGCCTCTGGCTCAGAAATCCAAAACACCATCCACGGATACCGGGTTTCGCACCGATCAGCCACAGGTTGGCGCGCCAATCTTCCAGAAGCTAACAGACGACCTGAAGACCGGTTTTTCGCTGACGTGGATTTTCACGCTGGCGGAACACCGGGCATTCCTGCAATGGATACGCAGCCCGGCCTATCTCGATAACTGCAATCAGTGGTTCACGATGAAAGTCGGTATTGGTTCAGGTGCCTATGGCAACGCCGAAGAACAGACTCTCCACTTCATCAATTATCCGAAATGGAGCCAGTCAGGTGCGGTCTTCACGTGGACCGGTGATGTCGTGACTAAGAAGTTGCAGAACTCAGACGACGATTACGCAGACATTATCGTCGAACTTCCTCCACCGTGGGCCAGTTGGCTCGATATTGTCGTTACTGGATATCCTGATGACCGAGATCCAGAATCACTTCCCAGGGTTCCATAATGCCTACATTGCGAGAGTATAAGAGTCAGCGTCCTGCGCGCATTCTGTACGAAACTGTCACCATCAGCAACAGCGTGTTCGGCGAGATAAGACTGGTAGCTAACCAGATATTCCCGAAGACCTTTGCAGGGAAGGTGTATCAGCCCTGCAGGATGGAAATAGTCGAGAGCCAGCAAAGCAACACGCCTGTCATTGCGTCCACGCTGAAGTTTGGTCGCCTGGCGATGGATTTCAAACAGGCCCTGAAGCAATGGAAGGCGTTCGCACGTATAACGCCTATAGCAGTGACCTACCAGCGCTTTGATCAGGCCGATATGAACACACCTCTGAAGCCTTGGACGCTCTATATCAACGATGTGTCTATGGACCAGAGTGATGTTACCTGCGATCTGACGCTGAAGAATCCGCTGAACAACAACGTAAGCCCGCTGTATTCACCAGAGCTATTCCCGGGCCTCAAAAATGCTTAAACAGGAATTCGTCAACAGGTTCACTGGCCTGCCATGGTCTAACCGAGCCTGCTGCTTTGATGCCGTCGATTGTTGGGGATTGGTCGTGATGTATTACCGGCATGTTCTTGGACTCGAGATTCATCACTCGCCGGACTACGAAGCCGGATCTGACTTTCATACCTGTTTTGCTGATGAAGTGGAGTTTTGGCGCCCGGTAGAAATATTCCAGGAGGACGGGATTTTCGTCGCATGGTACGGAAGCCAGCCGATACACGTTGGGCTCATCGTTAACGGAATGGCATTCCACAGCAGGAATGAAGGCGGTCACGTTCGATCTGACCAGGTCAGGACAATACAGAAACTATTTACGAAAGTGGAATTCTACGCGTATGCCGATAATCGAAATTCAGAGAGTGCCGGGGCTGCCGAAGGACAGAGCTATAGCTCTGGCAGGAATGAGGCTAAGCGACTGGCTTGATACCCAGAATTTACACGCTGACCTGCGCATTTACGTTAATGGTCGCGAACTGACTGATGAAGATGATATTGGGTTTGATCTGAAAGATTCCGATCGCGTCACTATCTTTGATCAGCCGAAAGGCGGCGATTTCATCAAGACAAGCGCCATTATTCTCGGTGCCTTCACGTACAAATCCGACATCAAGTTAATCGGCAAGATAATGTCGAAACTGGTGGCACAGCCAAATGCATCCGGCACAACTTCGAAGACATCCCCAAATAACAGCGTGAAGGGCCAGTCGAACATCGCTCGCAACGGCGAGGCGCGACCGGACAATTATGGGCTAGTCCGAGCCTTCCCCGACCTGATTCAGGAATCATTGTTCGAATACACGGATAACCTGAAGTACGTGACTGAATACATGGATTTTGGACTGGACACGTATGACGTTTCCTCCATCAGATATTCAGAGTCAAATTTAGGCTCTATGCCCGGCGCTTCATACACCATTTTTCAACCTGGTGATGTGATCGCTCAGATAAACGAAGGCTACCAGTTCGACGACATCGACGGGCAGGAAGTTCCGGGTCGTAACGAGTCTGATGATTTCCCTATCGAGTCCGCAACGGCATCTACAGTGATTAGCGGCCAGTATGCCGGCGGCGAAATTGCGATGAAAATCGTTAAGCAGGAAGAGTTTGATTACTTTATGGGGTTGGCGCTGCCACATCCTGTGACGTTCATCATCAATGTGTCTTATCCGGTGCCGGGCGGCACAAAGACGGAAGACATTACTGTGTCGGGCAATTTGACGGCCGTAAGCACGACAAACAACGGCGCAGTCATCAATCCCATTATCTATTACAACTTCACCTTTAGCGACCTTATAGGGCCGCCTGATGTCGATATTAACTCTGCCACAATAAACACTACGAAGTTCATCCTGAATGACAACGGTGCCCTGATAATCGGCCCATTCTTCTCACCGGTTGAATCGACTCACCTTTGGCTTCACACGCAATCTCCGCTAGGGCCGAAGAAGCAAACTAACTGGCAGGTAACTATCTGGAAGGTAGACCAGGATAATATCCAGATCCCCGGTACCACCCAGGTATTTACTTATTACCAGGGAACGCCACATGACCATACCAGCGAGGTTTTCTACCGCACCGACAAAATAACCCCGACTGGCGGTTATGGGCGCTATGCCATTTCTTTCCAGCGCACAGATAACAGCTCTGACAATAGTCGTCTTAAGGTTGAAGCTATCCACGCTGTGAATGTCAGGACGAACGTCACATACCCGGACGACACGATTGTGCGGGTTACCGTTCGACAGACCAAGGAAGCAACCAGTTCGCGCGAGAGGAAGTACAATGCGCTGATCGGCAGGCATGTGATTAGCTACAACATCGCGACCCAGACGGTAGATTACACGGAAAGATATTCGCGTAAGTTCGCCGACGCCGCACTTCATAACTGGCTTATCCGCGGCAATCAACCGACAAACACTATCGATATCTACGGGCTATACCAGATCCAGGCTGAAATCGATGCTATCGACCCACGTCTCGGTCAGTTTGATTTCACGTTTGATGACGAGGACGTATCGCTAGGCGCGCGAATGGAGATGATATGCGATGCGGCCAGTGTGCGGGTGTTCTGGGACGACGGGGTCTTGTCATTTACCCGTGACAAAAAACAGACCACACCGGCCACGATTTTTAACCGGAGCAATACAGCCGAAACGGGATACTCTATTAGCTATGACATGACGCTTCCAGGCGGTTTTGACGGCGTTGAGGTCCAGTATCGAAACCCCACAACAAACAAGCAGGACTTTATCCGTTATCGCATTACTGGCGGCAGCATAGTTTCTGGATCACCGGTTAAACCGAAGAAATTCGAGCTAATGTATATCCGTGACACTTACCAGGCCACTGAGCGCGCACTAAGGGAGTGCAAGCGCCTGATTTACTCCCGCATGACAGCGTCTGTAACGGCCCTGGCAGACGGCGAGTGGGTCAACGTAGGCCAGATGGTACAGGTGCCTGACACCTACGACACGAACCAGCAGGCAGGGTATATCACGGCGCGCAACGGGAACAATTTTGATACCAGCGAGCGCATTGAGTTCTCCGGCAGCATGTTTGTGGTGGTAACCGATTCACTTGGTAATCCCACAGCACGCTACCAGGCAACTCAGCGCAGCGACACAGCATTCGGATTTACTGCGGCAGTGCCGAACATCACCCTGAACATTTTCGACGGCTACGATGTTCAGTCTCCGTCACGCTATGTCATAGCCACGTCCACGGAACTTGATGCGACACAGTGGATTATCACCGCGAAGCAACCAAATGGCGATGGAACCACCTCATTAACGTTGGAAGAGTACAGCGACCTTATCTATCAGTAAGTAAACCCACTTCAATCCTAACCCGGCCACCGAGCCGGGTTTTTTTATGGAATCAATATGGCTACGCAACCAACCAATTTGCCAGTACCAAGCGAATCACCTCGCGATCTGAAATTTAACGCCGGGAAAATTGACGAATTTGTTACTTCAATGGGCTGGACCTACACCGACCGTTTTGGTGAAAAGCATTACACCATTGAAGGAATTAATTATCTGGCCCAGCAGGCGATGGCAGGTTTCGGCTACGTTATCTTGACTGGAAAAACTTTCACTACTGGTGCGACGATCAGCACTCCTAACGAAGTACTGTTAAACACTGCTGACGGAGAGTATTACAAGTGGACTGGCTCGTTTGCCTCTGGCCCCAAGGTCGTACCAGTAAACTCAACGCCATCCAACTCAGGCGGTATCGGTCCAGGAGCATGGATCGGCGTAGGCGATTCCTCATTGCGGTCAGCCCTGGCGGCATTGTCAGGAGCGGGATTAATTGGTTTTTCTCAGCTCAATAGCTACCCAACAGGCACTGTCGGAAGCGCTCTAAAGTCTATCCGGGTCACATCGAGTTCACTGGGTCTTTCAAAAAATAACGCTGATGCTGCTGCGAACGCCACTTTGCTGAACACAAAATTGCAGAGCCTTTACGATTCTGGCGTGCGCGAAATATATATGGACGAGAGCTATCCAGTTGATCCTGGGTATGACTACAGTACATATACTGAGTCCAGACGCGTTTTGCATTTACAGGATTTTCGATTCTACGGCCCAGCCTCATTCACAGCTGCACAGCCTTATACTGGACTTTATAACGTACAAGTTGAAGACAAATTATGTGGAGACCCGGTTGTATTTAATTCCTCAAATATTGTTATTAGCAAACCCTCAAAGAAATCCTTTAAAGTAGTAATTTTTGGTGACTCTATTTCTTTGGACTGGGCTGACTCATTAACTCTTGGAATATGTCAGTCATCGATCATTAAAGCTGAACTTCAAGCACAAAATCCTGGGTGTAACTTCACATTTGTAAACCGAGCAATCGGCGGTCAGACATGGCTGCATGCGAACACAAAACCTACATCTTTCCCTTCATGGTATACAGATACATCAAAAAACTGGGTGGATTATGTAATAAGCGAAGACCCTGACATTGTAGTTATGGCGTTCGGGATGAACGACTCTATGGGGTTCAACATGGGAACCATGGTGAGCGCCATTAATAAATTAAATACAGGGCTCCCTTATGCGCATAAAATAATGTGTACATGCTTGGTGCCTTCTCGAGGTTCATTATACAATGACGGCTTAGGTATTGATGGTTTAGGGTATCAGGAGGGAAGAAACTTCGCAGCAGGTGCTGAAAGAACCTATGCAATTTATTATGGATTATCCGTTTTAGATTTAAATAGATATTATGTGCAGTCAAGAGATGGAAAAGATCAAGTGGCTTGCGAGATGGAAGAGGTGCCTGGCGCGACCCCTACAAATGGAGCATACACTGCAGATCAGTGCGTTGACTTTGCATTTGAAGCTAAGATATCCGGTTGGGATAAAACATCACCAATTTATATTAACTGTGGTGGTGATCAATCAGAAGACTTTGTTTACATTGGAAACACTGGAGCTGGAAAATTTTCAGTAACTGGGAAAACTGAGTACATCGGAAACTATTACTCCTTCAATTCAACTGTAGACATTCCAACTGGTGATTTTTGGTTAGTTGTGACAGTTCTAAATAATGAGTGTCACGTGTATGTCGGCACTGATGCCTCAGTACCGGTTCGTGACGGTACGCCGAATACCCTTATTACTTCCTTCAGGTTGATTAGGCATGGCGGTATAGTGCGACCTAAAATTGGGACGGGTGGTGTTTTATCCGGAAACGTGTCTCAAATAAGGGTAATGCTTGGACAGCCAACTCAAAGGCGAAAAACCATCACTGACCGGGAGATGTGGGGTTCATCTGACAATGCATCTGCAGCTAGGAAATCACCATATGGAGGAAACGCCGTAAACCATCCTAGTGGGCAAGGTATCGCCAGAGTCATAACACCGGTTGTGCAGGCGCAGGATCTGCGTATCAAGTTTGCAGATTTAAGTCTTGCAGTGACTATGAAGACAAACATATCGACATTGGGTGTCGCTCCATCCGCGAAAATAGTAAACGGTATTCTTTATCTCAAAGGTGGGATGACGGGGGCGGGGGCTGTAGAGGGGGCTACTTTAGCCACCATCGAAAGATGGGGATCCTTTGGTCAGCCTGATTATCTCATTCCAACCGCTGGCAACTCTGGAACTGGAGGATGGCTAACAAGGCTGCTAAGAATTAAGGCCAATGGCGATATCGTAGCAGAGGTAGGTAGTAACACATCAGGGGTTTTACTTACTGACATTTCCATCCCCCTTCTTTAGCATATTGGCATATGGTCGCCGTAATGGATGCTGGCGACCAAAATGGCTTAAATCTTACGCCAAAAACCATTACAATTGGACCAATGATGGATGTTGGGGCCAGATTCAATGGATATATCAAGAAGAAAACTACTCGGCGCGAGCGTTCCAGTTGCCGCCGCATCAATTTTTACAGGCAGCGCATTAGCTAGCCCAAATAATCATAAAGAAAAAAAACATACCAATCATCCTGTGTCAGTTAGTCAGTTGGGATTATCAATAAAGGATGAGAACGCAAAGAACAATGCATTACTCTTAAATAGTGAGCTTAAACGCCTCTTTGATGATGGTGTCAGAGAGATTTACATGGATAAGAGTTATCCAGTTGATGCTGGATATGATTACAAAACTAATCTCTACTCTAGAAGAGTCCTTCATTTGAAGGATTTTAGATTTTATGGCCCTGGTAGATTCATAGGCCTCTATGATGTCCAAGTTTATGATGAAATATGTGGGTATCCTGTAGCATTTAATAACACAAATATACAGATTGGAAAATTACCCAAGAAAGAAATAAACGTTGTTATTTTTGGTGACTCTATTTCTTTGGACTGGGCTGATTCTCTTACTCTGGGTGTTTGCCAGTCTTCGATCATCAAAGCTGAGATGCAAGCTCAAAACTCAGGGTATAAATTCAATTTCATTAACCGTGCGTACGGTGGGCAGACATGGAGAAATGCCAATTCAAAGCCATCCTCCTTCCCATCCTGGTACATAAATCATAGTATGGATTGGGTGGACTGTGTAATTGCCGAAGACCCTGACATTGTGATTCTCGCATTTGGAATGAATGACAAGGAAACATTTGACATCACACATATGTCATCGACGGTTAACAGAATTAAGGCGTCCGTTCCCGGGGCTCATTTGATTATGTGTACCTGTCTTGTTCCATCCCGTTCTTCGCCATTCAATGACGGATCTGGGGTCGACGGTCCAGTATCTCAGCAGGGTAGGAACTTTGTTGCTGGTGCTGAAAGGACTTACGCAATAGCCAACGGTATTTCTGTTTTCGATTTCAACCGATACTTGGTTCAGTCACGTGACGGTAACGATCCAGTCCTTTGTGAGCTTCAGGAAGTAGAAGGTGCTATGCCTGAATCTGGAGCCTACATTTTCCCTCAATGTACTGACTTTGCATTTGAAGCTAAGATATCCGGCTGGGATAAAACATCACCAATTTATATTAACTGTGGTGGTGATCAGGTAAATGACAACATCTATATAGGATCGCATTCAAATAGATTCCTCGTTGTAGGTGCAGTTAAGGGATCAGGAACATATCACTCAGCAAGATCAGATTTAGAAATACCTGATGGTGATTTCTGGCTTGTCACTACCATTCTAAATAATGAATGTCATGTGTATATTGGTCTTGATGCAGATTCACAGCCAAAGGATGGCACAAGGAATATATTAATAACTTCATTCCGTGTGATAAGGCATGGAGGAAAAACGATACCAAAGATTGGAACTGGAGGCACATCAAAAGGGAATATAACCACCATCAGGGCATTTATTGGATTACCCACGCCGCGTCAGAAAACATTAACAGACGCGCAGATGTGGAGTATTGGCGATGAAACAGCCATCAGGAAGATCCCGTATGGTGGGAATGGGATTAATCACCCAAGTGCAAGAGGGCTTGCTCGGGTAGTGGCCCCTGTATTGCAGGCTCAAGATCTGCGGGTTGTATTCTGTGACATTGAGCTTTCCGTCTCCGTTGGGGGAAGTCGGGTGGATGGCGCCTCAGCAAAAGTATCAGATGGTATTCTTTATATGAGCGGAGAAGTGAACCTTTCAACCAGAGATGATCAATTAAAAATTGACGGCTGGGAGTTCATTTCCAAAAAAGAATTAACAGTAATTATTGTGTCATTATCTGGGTTTCGACCGGGTGCGATAGTTGCAAAAATTGGGAGTGGTGGCGTAATAACAGCAGCAGACGGGAGGCTCCCAGAAAAACTGCTACTTAACAGTAGCACGCTCCTATAAATGTATAAGCAAGAGCATTGGTATGGAAATCCCATGAGTATGTGAAGAAAAATACTAATGCCATCATGAAGATGTGACAGGCATGTCCATTTCCTCTTGATCGCCCTTCAATTTTGACGATACTGTATATGCATACAGTAACTATCGGAGGTCATCATGGGATTCCCGTCGCCAGCTCAGGACTACGTAGAGGACAGGATTTCTCTCGACAAAAAATTCATCGCTCATCCCAATGCCACGTACTTCATGAGGGCGGGTAACACGTATTACCGGGAGGGCATCCTTGATGGTGCGCTGCTCGTCGTGGACTGCTCAGTCAAAGCCTGTGATGGTTCGCTGCTGATATGCAACATAGAGAATGAGTTCAGGATTAAGCGCTACAGGACTCATCCTACGCCGCACCTGATTAATCTTGAGAATGGGCGTCGCGAGGAATTACCGCAGCTAGGGGAGTGGGATTCGGAATCGCGTCCGGTTTTTGGGGTGATCACCTACATCATTAACGATGCACGGGCAGGTGAGTTCGACGACTGCCCGGTGATGTAAGAAGCGGTGCGCACCTGAAATCTTACAATCGGATCGGTGACGATTATGCTGGCCATCCGGTTATGGGGAAAGCAGTTCGTTGCAAAACTGGAAGGAGCTACGCAAAGCTATGCATTGATGCAGGGCTTTGCGCTCTCTGTGTCATGATTGTGGCATACATGGATACTCCACGAAGAATTGCGCTGCGTCACAACGACACGTAATGACACAAACCCGGCGCGAGCGCGGATAAACACATGCTATTACAGTCAGTTAAATAACACTCTACGTTCTTCTAAGCCGTAGGTCGTAGGTTCGAATCCTACAGGGCGTACCATTTAGTCACCGTTACTCACGCCATCACCACGTTAAGCAACTCCTCCACCGGTAGCGGTCGGCAAAAATAAAAACCCTGCAAGAAATCGATCTGTTTAGCACGCAGATAGTTTGCCTGTACCTGTGTTTCCACCCCTTCGGCAATAATCTTCAGATGCATGTTTTTGGCCAGCGCAATCATGCTGTCCACGAGCCGTGTATCGGCACTGACGCCAATCTGGCTGATAAACATTTTATCGATCTTGATGAATTCTGGATTCAGGGCAGAAATATAGGACAGGTTCGAATAACCGGTGCCAAAGTCATCCAGCGCGACAGAGATGTTGGCGCGCCGCAGGGCAGCAAACCAGTTGCTCAGCTGCGGGGTGAAATGCAGCGGGTGTCTCTCGGTGATTTCCATCACCACCTGACTTTGATTCGCGACGCATTTCTTTAACAGCTCGCAGGTGTCGATCTCGAAATTCGGATCGAGACAATTTTGCGCGCTGATATTAATGCAAATATAAGTTCCCACCGGGAAGTGCTGAATCGGGTGTTCGAGATCGGCAATCACCTGCTGGATAAGCTGATGGGTCAGCGAAATAATCAGGTCGTGTTGCTCTGCCAGCGGGATAAACACATCGGGAGAAACATCACCATAGGTGGGGTGCCGCCAGCGGGCGAGGACTTCGATGCCCGCGATTTTCCCGGTCTGCGCGTTGATAAACGGCTGATAAACAGGGGTGATTTGCTTTTGCGCGATGGCCGTTTTCAGGGTTTTCAACCCAGGCCGGGCGGGGATCGTTTTAAACCGGGACAGACCGCGGATCAACGATGATCCCAGCCCGTTGAGAAACGTAGGATCTTTTTTAAGGGTGTTTTCCATAGGTCACTTTTATCGCGTTTTCGTCAGGCAAACCGGGAGGGTTTACCTGACGAGAAGGGGGAATCACAGGCTGGATTAGAATTTCACCCAGTCGTCCTGGTCGCTGACGCTCTCTTTTTTGCTGGGGGCCAGCGCAATAACATGCCCTTTGCCTGCCGGATGGCTCTCCTTAAGCTGGCGTGGGGTATTCGATACACGGAAGATCGACACCACCTTTTCAAGCTGCACGGCCTGATCTTCCAGCGAACTGGCCGCAGCGGAAGATTCTTCAACCAGCGCGGCGTTCTGCTGCGTGGTGGTATCCATCTCGGCCATCGCCTGCGCAATCTGCGAAATTCCACGGCTCTGTTCGTCCGTCGCGGTCGCGATTTCACTCATGATATCGCGCACCTGAGCCACCGATTTTTCAATTTTGAACATCGCGGCACCGGCGCCTTCCACCAGGTTAAAACCGGTATCGACGTGAACGGCGGATTCATGAATCAGGTTCTCAATCTCTTTTGCTGACTGCGCGCTGCGTTGCGCCAGGGTGCGCACTTCGGCGGCGACGACTGCAAAACCTTTCCCCTGATCGCCCGCGCGTGCGGCTTCCACGGCGGCATTGAGCGCCAGAATGTTGGTCTGGAAAGCGATACTGTTAATCACCGTGGTGATCTCAGAAATACGGTGCGAGCTGAGTCGCACATTTTTCATGGTATCGATCACTTTCTGCGAAATCAGGCTGCCTTCGCTGGCATTTTGCGACGCTTCTTCCGCCAGCAGGCGCGCCTGGTTAGCGTTTTCCGCATTCAGCGCGACGGTTGAGGTCAGCTCTTCCATACTGGCTGCCGTCTCCACCACGGCAGCAGACTGCTGCTCGGTGCGTGAAGATAAATCCATATTGCCTGCGGCGATTTCCGTGGAGGAGCGGGCCACGCTTTCCACCCCTTCGCGCACGTCATTAATAATGCTTTTCAGGTTTTCGTTCATGGTTGAAACGGCCTGCATCAGCAGCCCAGGTTCGTCATGACGCGTGCTGGTCAACGTACTGGTGAGATCGCCTTTGGCGATTTGCTCTGCGACGCGCAAAGTTTCGTTCAGCGGACGGGTGATCGATGCGGTGATCCCCATTGCCAGCAGCAGGCCAAGGGCAATACCAATGGCAGCCACGATGCTCATCTGCAGCCGGACGCCATCAACGGTCTCAACCACTTTCTGTTGCTGTCTGGCGAACATCGACTGAATGGTCTCAATCAGTGTCTCTGCTTTGTCTGTCAGGGTGTCTGAGAGGGTCGATTGTTCTGCCCACACAACTTTGTAGTGGTCGAGTTCTGCAGCGATTGCCTGCATATCTTTAAGAGTGCTGTTCAGCCAGGCGTTTTGATCTTCCGGCACAAACTGCAGCATCTCTGTTATCCCGTTTTTGGCCGCGTCCAGACGCGTCAGGACGTTTTGCTTTGCCGCCTCCGTCGGATGCTGCTTATAGAGAGAGACCTGGGAGTCAATATCGCTCAGGATGAAGGCCACCTGTGACGCAACCAGCGTCTGCTGTGGAGTTAACGCCGCGCTGTGGCTTAATTTCGATGCAATTTCTGAGTTATCGCACAGGGATTGCGTATTAAGTTTGCGCTCACTGTCCGTTTTTTCGCTCGCCGCTTTGGTAAACGGCGTTAGGGACGCGATGTAGTTTTTCACCGCAGCGTCCGTCTTATCCACGGAAACTTTTCCCTCAGGCGTCCAGGTGTAAGTTTCCAGCCGGGCGATCATATCCTGCATCGTCTGGGCGGCATCGTTGGTCTGATCGAGATACTTCTGGTCCTGCGTATACAGATAGTTCAGACGGGCCAGCCGCACGGCGGACAGTGCGTTAAACAGGCCGGTGGTATGTTCATTTTTCTCGACGCGATCCTGAATGCTCACCATCCCCAGCATTCCCGACAGCAGAATGGCCAGTGTCACCAATAAAATAGTCGAAAAGCCGAATAAGAGTTTTCGGCTGACTTTTAAATTTTGAAAACGATTCATTATACTCATCTATTTTTCCCGGGCCGGTTTTTACCGAGCGACAATATTTTTAGCTATGTTGCCATCATTAATGGAATGCAAAACATGAAACTGAAGAAGTAAAAAAAGCCCTTTGCACTCAGGTACGAAGGGCAAAACCGCTGAGTTGACATCACTCACTCAGGGGATCAGACTTCTCCTCTTTTTTAACAGAGTGAGCAGGGAGTTCGCTCATTCTATAATATACGGGGACGACATCCTGGTAATTAATGATGTAACCATGCCCTCTAATATTGCGAATAAAGTCCTCGGGTAATCCAAGAAGATTCAGTTTGTTGTTCAGATTATGGAGCACTTGCCATAAACGCTGGGTCGAAGGGCTGAGGTTATTGTCCTCCCAGATCTTTTCGAACAACTCTTCTTTGGCGATGACTTTCTTACGACCATGTTCCAGCAGATATAGGAAAAGCCGTAACATCGTTTCGTTAAAATAGATTGATGCAAACGCCACACTTTTATCGTTGTGACTACCGGTAAGTCGGTACAGTCTGCGATTGGTAATATCGAAGTGAATTTCATCACCAATCATAAAGCCATATAGACGATAGCCCATCTCTTTATTCCTGCATTAGAGTCAACCTGACATACGCCGCTGGAAATACACTTTTCTAATAAACCATACAT